AGAATTCTTTTCCTGCTTCTATTTCATCTTTAAAATGTATTACTCTTGGGTCTTTTTCATGAAAAGAAAGCTGATAGAAGTCTAATAAGTCTCCATTAATTAATATAGAGTCTACATTTTCTTCTTCAAACTTAGTAAACATAGTTTCTAAGGCAGTATTATCATGAAAAGGTATGTGAACATCACCAAACACTCCAAGTCTCATACATCCTGTTGGAAAAGTAAATTGATTTCTTGTTTTTGTATGTGATTCTGGTAAAGCAAGAATAGTATGCACAACTTTAGTTTTAAGTTCTTTTACAAATTTATTGTTTTGACCATTAACCATTCTTTCTCTTGATTTTTTACCAGTTTGACCTCTGTAATATCTTACTCTAGTGTAAGTATGTTCCATTGATTGAAAAAATGCAGTATTTTCTGCATAAATTTTTCTGGCTAAGGTTTTAGATGGTGCTTCTGGAAATTTTTCTAAATATTCTAATACAATTTCTGTATTTTTGAGTATAGCATGTGTATTCTTTGAACTTTTTCCCATTACTAATAATATAAAATAATCAATATGTTTACTGTAAAACTAATCAAACAAGGTGGAAAGTTAGTTTATCCTAATGATAAATCAAAATTAAATTATCAAATATTTCTTGATAAACTTCCTGAAGGGCAGGAGGTAGAAGTATTTATGGGACCTACATCAAGTGATAAAAGTGTAGCCCAGCTTGCAAAAGTGCATGCATGTATTAGAGAATTAGCCTCAGAATCTGGCTATACATTTGATGAGATGAAAACACTTGTAAAGCAACAATCTGGATTGTGCTATGATGGAGGAGATGCAATAGTATGCAAATCTTTTGCAGAATGTAGTAAAGATGAAATAGCACTAGCTATTGAAGCTTGTATTCAAATTGGACAAGACAATTATAATATTAATCTTCGGTAGGTGCAACATAACCTTCATCACCTGGTTGCAAAATTTCTTTCTCTTCATAAAGAGATTCTTTTTTTGCAACTGCTTCAATTTCTGCAATCAACAAGGTAACTGTATAGAAAGATCTTTCATACAATGTTAATTCAGAATATTTTTTGGTTGTCATATTTCTTAATGCCTCTTCAAGAGCCTCTTTGTCTTCTTGAGAAGTAAATAAATAATATATAACCTCTTTAGCCATGAGATAGAAACTTTTGTTAACTTCAATTTTGAAGACAGCATCATCTTTCATCTCTTTTATTTTTACCGACATAATATTAATTTTGTAACAAATTTAGCATAAAAATGAATAAAAAAATAGATTTAGAAGAAATAAGAACTAAAGTGTTACTTAAATTAGAACCCTCAGGGTGGAAACCCGTATTAAAATCATTTATAGAGAGCTCAGATTTTGAAAAAATCATTCTTCAGTTAATTAGATTAACAAAAGATGGTAAAAGATTCACACCTCCTCTTAAAGATGTATTTAGAGCATTTGAAGAATGTCCATATGACAAACTTAAAGTAGTAATAGTAGGTCAGGATCCATATCCACAATTTGATGTTGCAGATGGTATTGCATTTAGTTGCAGTAAAACAAATGAGTTACAACCAAGTTTGAGATATATCTTAAATGAAATTAACTTAACTGTATATGGTGGACACCCTGTATCAACTGATGTAGATTTAAGCAGATGGGCCAAACAAGGAGTATTACTTCTTAATACAGCTTTCACAACTACAGTAGGTAAAATAGGTCAACATTATAATATCTGGAAACCCTTTATAGCATATGTGTTTGACCATTTAACATGGAGTAATAATGGTCTTGTGTATATTTACATGGGAAAACAAGCTCAAGATTGGGCAGATTGTGTTAATGATAATAACTATAAGTTTTTATTATCTCATCCCGCAAGTGCTGCATACAATGCAGAAACTAGATGGGATTCCAAGAATGTATTCTTAGAAACACAAGTAATTATTAAACAAAATTATAATGAACATTTAATCTGGTAGTATGGAAGAAATATTTGATAAACTAATAAAAGCAAGTCTTACACCAAATGCATTTTATGTATTATATTGTTCTGTAGAAAGAAGAGTACCCCACACATTTGTAAGTCATGGATTAGAAATAAAAAGACTACAAAGTGATGATTGGTTAGATGAAAATTTGGATTTAACTCAAAAAAGTATTACTTTTATTCAAGAAATTGACAAGTTCTTTAAGAAGAGTAAAAAGAAAACATCAACTGTATTAATGGGTGATTCTTTTCTTGAGATGATACAAGAATATGTAGAAATCTTTCCAAATAAAAGATTGTCAAGTGGTAAACCAGCAAGAGTTAATGTGAAAACATTAGAAAATTCATTCCGTTGGTTTTTTGACAATTATAGTTATAGCTGGGATATCATTCTAGAAGCTACAACCAAATATGTAGATGATTATGAAATGAAGAATTATGAGTTTATGCGGACTTCACAATACTTTGTAAGAAAGCAAAACACTGATAAAACTTGGGATTCTGATTTGGCAACTTATTGTGATATGATTTTGAATGGGGAAGATGAGTTTGAGAATAATCATTTTAAAGATAAAGTAGTATGAGAAAATCCACAACAAGTATATTGTTGACAATATGTGCAATAGTAGGTTCAATAATAGGGTATTATTTTACAGTAACCTTTATTGTAGAAATTCCTTTTTGGAAATACATGCTTATTGAATTAGTTTTAAGTTTATTACATGCAATATATAATTATACCAAACAACAAGCATTAGAAAATATTACACAATGAGTAGTTATTTGGAAACAAGACCTGTTAAGGTCAAAAGTAAGATTGAAGCTTTTGATGAAGCTTTAGTCCATATCAAAGCAAGACAAGAAGGTAGAAGAAAGAGTTTAATCACCGGCTGGCCCAAGTTTAATGATGCTTTATTAGATGGGATAGAATGGAATACCCTAACAGTTATAGGGGCTAGACCAGGTACAGGTAAAACATTCTTTGTTGACCAATTGTGTGCAGATGTTGTAGCATTAAACCCTTATGAAAATTTTAGGGTTCTGCAATTTCAATTAGAAATGCCTGGAAGGACCAGTGCAATTAGAGAGTTGTCAACTCCTACAAAAAAAGACTATAAGAGTCTTAATAGTGCAGGAGCTAATAAACTTACTAATCAAGATTATGATGTGTGTGTTTCTTATGTAGAAAAACTTAAGACAAATGCAAGAGTTGATGTTGTTTATGACCCTTGTACAGTTGAAGAGTTTATGTCTACTATTCATCACTATGTAGAAAAACATTCTACACTTATTGATGGAAAAAAGAAATTTACTAAAGTCCTAATTACTGTTGACCACTCAACATTATTCAAAAAGTCTGCAAGAGACAAAGACAAATTTGATATGCTTTACAATCTTGGTGAAGCCATCACTTTTATGAAGAAAAACTATCCAGTTGCCTTCATTATTCTCAGTCAATTAAACAGAAATATTGATAATCCTGACAGGTCAGAAGATGGTAAATATGGAAATTATGTTCTTGATTCAGATATATTTGGTGCAGATGCTTTGCTTCAGCATTCAGATACTTTAATTGGTATTAATAGACCTGCTCTTAAAAAGATTAGGTTTTATGGCCCGGATAGGTATATTATTCCTGATGACACTACAATTGTATTTCACTTTTTGAAATCAAGAAATGGTGACACTAGAATAAGTTTCTTTAAACTGGATAAAGAACAAATGAAAATTGTAGAAATTGATACACCACCCCAACAACAAAAAAGATAAATAGTTAATTATGAGTAGAAAAGAAAAAACAGATGACTTGATGAAGAAACATCTGCCACTTTTTAAAGTTTTAAAAGTAGTAGATCCATTCTTCACATTAAAAAGCGCGTATTTTATTAGTGGAAAAAAAGGAAGGTACATTCAATTATTTGAAAGTGAGCTTACAAAGAACAAAGATGTCTATACTGAATTTGTAAACAAAGATCTTGTACCTGATTTAGATGACAGACCTTTATTTAAACTTACATATAATCCTTTTTACAAGGAAGAATATGAAATAGAACATAAAGTAACAGATGAAGGAAGAGAGTATTCAGTGTATATTATTCCTGTTGTAGAATTAAAAGCAATTCTGTCAACTGGAGTAGAAATTAGTTATTCAGATTATGAAGGTGGTATGTATGATGTTAAAGAATCATCACCATTTCCAAATTTTGAAGATGAATTTTTATTAAAATCTGAACAAGCTGTTGTTAATAACAGTGATGAATCAACTTCAGATATTTTATTAAGAATAGCTGCAGATTTTCAAAAACTAGCACAAAAATTAAAATAATATGAGTTTAGTACTTCCAACAAAAAAAGTAATGGCTAGTCAAGTTAATCCTAAGAGATTATTGATTTATTCAAAGCCTAAGACTGGTAAAACTACTGCATATGCAGGGTTAGATGATAATCTTATTATTGATTTAGAAAATGGTTCCGATTATGTGGATGCTATGAAAATCAAAGTGGGTTCTTTAAAGGAGCTTCTTGAGGCAGGTAATGCCATAATTGAAGCTGGTAAACCATATAAGTATGTAACTGTAGATACTGTAACTGCATTAGAGGAAATGATTATGCCTTTAGCAATTAAGTTATACAGACAAACTTCAATGGGTAAAAACTATGATGGAGATAATATTTCTACATTAGCAAATGGTGCTGGATATTTATATATTCGTCAAGCATTCTTTCAAGTTTTAGATTTTATTGATACCTTAGCTCCCCATATTATTTTATCGGGACATATTAAGGACAAACAAGTAGATGACAAAGGTCAAATGGTCATGGCAGCAAACATTGATTTAACAGGTAAAATTAAGTCTTTGATTTGTGCACAAGCAGATGCAATTGGTTATATGTATAGAAGAGGTAATGAAACCGTTTTATCATTTAAGACTAATGAAGAAGTGACTTGTGGTGCAAGACCAGAACATTTAAGAAATGAAGAGATAGTAATTTCAGAAATGGTAGATAATAAAGTTTCAGTTGACTGGAGCAAAGTTTTTAAGTAATAACAAATAAATAAATAAAAGATGAGTGTAGATTTAACAGATTTATTAGAAAGCAAAAGTGGTGGTAAAGGTGGCAAAAAGATTGCTCCAGGAAATCATGTATTAAAAATTACTAGTATTAGTACTAAAGAAGATGAGAGATATCCTGAGAAAAAGTATATCTATTTAAATGTAGAAACAGAACCAATTGAAGATTTTGAGGGTTTCTATATTGATAATGACCAATCTAAAGGTCGTCACTTAGGTAAAATTGGTAAAATTAATGCAAATCCCTTCGGATACAAAGATGGAACAATGCCAAGTGGAGAACCTGTTACACAACAAAGATCAATGTTTATGTTTGTCATTAACCTATGTAAGACTTTAGGAATTACTGAATGGGCTAAAGAACAAAACAAAAAACATGCAGATGCAGATTCTTTAATTAATGCATTTAATGCATCAGCACCATTCAAAGATGTATATCTTGAATTCTGTGTAGGTGGACAAGAATGGATTAATGCAGAAGGTTATACAAATTATAACTTACAACTTCCAAAAGCAAGTAATGGTAAATATGCTATGGCTAGTTTAGAAGAAGGTAAGTGTTTAAAATTTGATCAAGCTACACATATATATGTACCAAAGAATAAAACTATTGAAGTTAAAAACTTTGGAGGAGATGATGATTTTGATATTCCAAAATCTTCAAGTGCCTTTAGTTTAGACTAATCAATTTTTTTAATGGTTTGAAGGGGAGTTTTACGGCTCCCCTTTATTATTTTAGATTATGCTATCAACAGTTAATTTTATAACAAGTATTATAGATGTCCCTAGAGAATGGATTTTTGAATACTATTTGACTTTATCTTGTAGACTTTCAGGTCAAACAATTAAAATCAATTCAGTTTTTAATCCAGGAGAGAAGACACAATCAATGTATATTTACTATGATGATAATAAAGGATACTATAGATTTAAGGATTTTTCTTCAGGTTATGGAGGAGATTCAAGTAATCTTGTAATGTATCTTTATAACTTATCTAGAAAACAAGCAAATCTTAAAATTGTTCTTGACTATGCAAAATATATTGATGATAACAATTATGATCCAGTAACTGAGTATAAAGTAACTGCTCCTTATAAAGTAAATGACTATACTGTAAGACACTGGAATGTTATTGATCAAGAATATTGGACACAATTTAAAATCGGTACTAAACAACTTTGTAAATATGAAATTATGCCTCTTGAGTATTATGTACTTAGTAAGAGAGAAGAAGACATTGAAACTTCATTCACAATTAAAGGAGAGCATATATATGGCTATTTCAAAGAAGATGGTACACTTTATAAGATATATCAACCTAAGAACAAAGAAAAGAAATTTATCAAGGTCTTAAATTATATCCAAGGTTCTGAACAATTAACATATTCTACTAAGTATTTATTAATCATCTCTTCATTAAAAGATCTAATGGCATTTAATGCTTTAGGGATTCAAAATATTGAAGGTATAGTTCCAGATAGTGAAAATAGTTTACTACCAGATAGTTTAATAGTACATTATAAAGAAAAGTATACTAAGATTATTACTTTATTAGATAATGATAAGGCAGGAATTGGTGCAATGGAAAAATACAAAGAGAGACACGGAATAAATTATGTTATCCCACCTGCTGAAAAGGATATTGCTGATTGTTTAAAACTACATGGTATTGAAAAAACAAGAGAAATATTATTACCTTTATTAAAACAAGCATTATGAGTTGGATTTATCAAGGCAAAGAGTTTGATGAAACAGGCATACCAAACGGTAGTATTGGATTTATTTACCGTATGACAGCAATCATACAGCATAAGTCTGTTGCATATATTGGTAAGAAGAACTTCTTTGCAAACAGGAAGAAACCCATGGGTAAGAAAGCTTTGGCTCTAACTACAGATAAAAGACTAAAGAAATACACCCGGGAGATTAAGCCTGACTTTATGAAATACTTTAGTAGTAATGCAACTCTTAAAGCTGCTCACAAAGAAGGAGTAATAATCAAAAGAGAGATCTTGTTGATATGTTACTCAGCTACTGAATTAACTTATCAAGAAGTAAAGCATCAGTTTAAATATGAAGTGCTTGAGAAAGATGAATATCTAAATGCCAATATTCTTGGCAGGTTTTACAAAACAAAATAATTATGACAGAAAATGATATGACAGGCCTTCTACTTAAGTTGGCTGACCTTGGTGTGACCGGAATTAAGATATTTTATTCAGGTGGTGGAGACAGTGGTGCTCTTGATGATATTGTATATACAACAAAAGAAATAGGAGATCTTGAAGATATTAATTATCTAGAGAATTTTGGTAATGGAGTTCTTTTTTTAAAAGATCTTGACTCAGCACTTAATGCAGACATAGAAAACTTTGCAGAAGAACAAATCTTAAATAGTATAGAAGATTGGTGGAATAATGATGGTGGCTATGGAGTAATGCTTATTAGTATTCCTTCTGGTAACTATCAAATTGATAATACTATTTATATTACTAATACTGAAGAGTATTATCATAATGGTAATTTAATTGATCAAACTTTAGACTAATGGAAGAAAAACACTTTAATGAAGCTAAGTATACAAAAGAAATGATTGACAAGCTTCATACTAGATCTCTTAAACTTAATGAAGCAATATCAGGAACTATGAAAAAAATAACTATAGAATATGTTACTGGTGAAGGAAGATCCTTAAGATCTAGAGAACTTTATTTAAACAATTCTGCAGCTATTAAAGATCTCATGCAAAAAGAATATACAGAGATAAAGCTTGAGTTAGATCAATTAAAAGAAAAATTTAAAAATTTGTAATATGTCACATCCATGGGAACATGCAAAATCTTCTGCTAGAAAGTGGGGAGGTTTTCCAATTGATTACATAGAAATTCATAACTGGTTTGATGAAACTAAAGCTTGGATAGGACATAGTAAGCATAGAATGTTCAGACACCACAGTGAAGGAATATTTGAATGTGAAAAAAAGT